GTGAGCGACCCGAAACGTCACTACGGCGACACCAAGATCACCAACGAGGACTTTTTCGCGAACCTGAAGGCCCAGGCATGGTGGCTCGCTGCGGATCGCTTCCGTAACACGCATCTGGCCGTGACGAAGGGTCGACAGTTCCCCGCCGATCAGATGATCAGCCTGTCGAGTGAGTGCGACGCGAAGTTGTTGAACAAGCTGATCGATGAGCTCTCGACGCCAATGCGTGACTTCGATAATGCCGGGAAGGTCAAGGTGGAGAGCAAGAAGGATTTGGCTAAGCGGGAGATCGTATCCCCCAACATCGCAGACTCGTTTATCATCGCTGCGTGCCGGGGGATGTTGGCAAAAGTGCCGATTGGTAACATGCTCTGACCCGACACACGAGACCGATGTGTGACGCCATCTCTCAGATGCTTCACAACAACCGGGTCGCGGTGGGTGATATGTTATGAGTGCTCACTGATTGCGGCTGCGGCACGAGTGATTACGCGACGGGTAGCCTTCAAGATACAACCGTCATTTCGTGCTGAGTTTTCCTCGAAATAGCCGATATCATTATCACGATGACGACAGTCGGCATGTACAAACATTCCGTTAACTTCGACGCACAGGTTCAGGTTCACAGCCAAACGGAATGCATCACCGTCAACATTCAACGGGTCCCACCACAGACCGGAATACTTGCTTGTAACCCAATGAAACCCTGATGTGGAACAATATTCCAGTTCGATACCAGCAGCCTTTGCAGCCAACTCAAGTAACTCGTGATCCGACATACCTATTTCCCCTCTGTGCCACGTTTAAGATACACTGGAGCATATGACACTATGACGGGTTCGTCAACATGACTTTACCAGCCACTACCGACGGACTCGTGAACGTCGCTTCCGGTCTCGGCACCTCGAAGGCTAAGCGGTCTCACAACCAGTTCTGCTACTCAGTCCTCAACAACTGGGCGGCGTGGGACGCTGCGTATCAGTCATCCTGGCTAGCCCGCCAGATCGTCGACATTCCCGCTGAGGACATGACGCGTGAGTGGCGCACGATCAAGTGTGACGGTGCTGACGAGATCCGCGCCGAAGAGGATCGCCTCCACATCCCGATGGACTGCAACGAGGCGCTGAGCTGGGCACGTCTGTACGGTGGTGGCGGTATTCTCATGATCACCGGTCAAGACCTGACCAAACCGCTCAACCTGAACGCGGTGCGCAAGGGTGACTTGCAACGTGTGATCGTGTTCGACCGCTTCGACATGCAAGCGATGACGCTCAACACCTGGAACGTGCTGGCAGCAAATTACCTCGAACCTGAGTTCTACACCATCAACGGTGGTGGGCAGCAGGTTCACTGGTCGCACTTTGCGCGGTTCATGGGCGCCAAACTGCCACGTCGTCAACGTGCACAAACGCAAGGATGGGGCGACTCGGAACTGCGTAAGTGTCTCGAAGACATCATGGACATCGTCGCGAGTAAAGACGGTATCGCTGAGCTCATGCAGGAAGCGAACGTCGATGTGATCACCCGTGTGGGTTTGAGCGACGAGTTGGCGAGCGATCAGGACTCGGCGATCATCGACCGTTACACCCTGTTCAGTCAGATGAAATCGCTCGTGCAAATGGCATTGCTCGATGGTGACGAGACGTACGACCGTAAGACCCTGGACCTCGCCGGGGTTGCTCCAGTGCTTGAAACTCTGATGACGTGGATCAGTGGCGCTGCCGACATCCCGGTCACTCGTCTGTTTGGTACGTCCGCCAAGGGGCTTAACGCCACTGGTGAGGGTGACAACACCAACTACAAGAATTCGATCCGCTCCAAGCAACTGACGCAGCTCGACCCGGGCCTACGCTCACTCGATCAGGTGTTGGTACGTTCGGCACTGGGTTACTGGCCGGAGGATTACAACTACGTCTGGAACCCACTCGACCAGCCCGATACGGTGCAGATGGCGACAGCCGCGAAGCTGCGTGCCGATACGGATCTGGTGTATCTCGATGCAAGTGTGATTCAAGTGAGTCAGATTCAACGCCGTCTCCAGGCTGAAGAGGCGTATCAGTTCAAGGACGAGGACATCGAGGAACTGGAAGGGTTGGAAGAGCCGAACATGCCTGCTGAACCGGTCGTCGAGGAGAAAGCGCCAGCGTTATCGACTGACGCGTTCATGAGTGCCTACACCGCCCTGACCCGCGACGGTGTATCACACGAGTCGGCTATGGCTGTGTTGATGGGGTGAGACGGTACGCGACGATGTCGCCCGCTGAACCAGCATGGTTCCAACGGTACCCCAGCGCTGAACCACCATCGTGATCGTAGGTTGGGCTGGCGCGGAGCCTGACTTGTACCACATCGTTAGGTACTGGACACTCACCGCCCTTCCATTCGATCCACCCGCCGTCATCAAACGTCACAACCGGCTCGCCCGGAACCATTGGGCCACGTGGCGCACCCCAACCGAGTTCTGCGAGTCGCACAACGATCTCACCGTGGCAGTGACCGGCGTGTTCAAACAGCGCGTCGGCTTCAGCTTGTGCTGCCTGGGCACGTGCTTCAAGGTCGCGCCACTCGGTCAGCATCGTTTCGAGTGTTGGGGTGGTTGGTGCCGGTTGAGCAGTCACCGTTGCCGGTGCGTGATAAGCGTCCCAGTCAGCGCGAGTAACGATAGCGGTTGACCAGTCATCAGCAATTTCAAGTTTCAACTCGTCAAAATCGGCATTGTTTCGAAGGATGTAACCAGCAGCCATCCCGCACCATGTACCACCTTCTCGACGGGCATCATATCCTTTTCTAATACCATTCAACATGCCGTCATCATCTTGGGTGATGCGGTCGAACTCGTTATTTTGTTCAGTATCCAGCGGCCACTCTTTCAACTCACGCAGCAGCAATTCAATCAGCTTCATAACCCACCTCGTTGTGTTAATGTGAACCGAACTGTAACCCCTTCTGACGGACTCGTCAACACATGGTTCGATATAACGCAGCACTTCAGCGAATCGCCCGGGCGGTGAGGAAAGACGTCGACGAGGTGATCGTCCCACTCGTGAAACAGTACGCGCCCGAGTATGTTCAGGACTCGACACCGACACTCGATGGTTGGGCCGACACCATCGCCAGGGCGTTACAGTTCCTGCTCGGTAAGTGGCTCAGCCCTCCTGCACGTCAGGCAGCCGAATCAATCGCGTCGGACTTCGTAAAGTCACAGATACGCGTGAATTCACGCGGGCGACGGTCGTTCGGTATCGATGTGTTCAGCAATTCGCAACAGGCGCGTGACTACCTCGAAGCCGCGACATTTCAGAACGCCATGCTCATCACGTCGATCCCTGCGCAGTATCTGGAACAGGTGCAGAACATCGTCATGACAAACATGCGCGCCGGTATGCGACCGTCGTACATCGAACAGCAGCTCGTGGCTCAGTTTGGGGTGACTGCAAGGCGTGCAAAGCTAATTGCTCGCGACCAGACTTCTAAGGTGCAGGCTGGTATCAACGAACGTAAACAGCGCGCAGCGGGTTTTGAGTACTTCACCTGGGTTGACTCACATGATCAGCGTGTACGTCATCGCCATCGTGAGATCGCGAATGAAGTGACGGAACTTGGAAAGGGTGTGTACCGCTGGACGGATTTACCGTTAAACGATAAAGGTGAGCCGATCAAGCCAGGATTTGAAATAAATTGCCGATGTATCGCAAAGGCAACGACTCAAGCTCAGGTTGATCGGTTCAAGGCTGGAAAGGGTTAAAAGTAATTTGTACCGTCACCGACTTCGAAGGGTTCCAGCTCTGCGAGAGCAAGTCGCAATTCTGCCTCATTCTCGCAGAGCTTTACGCTATGATCCTCAGTGACAAGCACACCGTCTTCCCAAACGCTGTACTCGGATGCACTGTCGGAACAACACCCACAGTTTTCAACCCATGATGAATACTGATATTCGACTACTCGTTTCATTGTGCAGCCTCCCCCGCGAATCCCGCATACGCCGCTAAATCTTCGTAATCATCCGCCACGAACACACCGTTGACCGCACGGGCGTACTTGAGCTGAATCATGAATCGCCACCCCTGCGCCTCGGTCAAGTTAGTACCTTCCTGGGCATTGAACGCAGCCACGGCGCGAGCCATCGACCGCTCACCCGCTTCGCTGTCACGTTGCACCGCACGGTCACGCATGTGGCTGACGCCACGTTCTAGGAACTCGTGGGCGACGATGCGTGGTGTCGAAACAGGTTCAGCCGGGAACCATTCGGTATTCTGACGCGCTACGATTGATTTCTCCCACCGAGGCACACCGCAACCACTAGCCTGATCCATCCCTGCGATGCAGAACACCAAATCATCGCCGTGTTTCGCGTAGAATAACGCGGCCAAATTCGCCTGTGCCGCCGAATAACCAATCGCGCCTTCGGGGATCGGATAACCGTCCCACGTCTTAACTGTGCTCATATTTGCCTCTCGTTCTGTTAACGGTTATGATTGCCCGCATTGGGTCATGTGGATCAGTTAATGCCGATCATCGTTTGTGACAGATCAAGCTATCGCGTCACTCGTCGTGAATATACCGACGAGGGATTTCTGCGCGTTCCGGGTAACGTCGCACGTACCGGCATNCAGGAATATCTCGCTCGTGAGNTGGGNCTTCCTGGCGATCCGAATCGCATCATNCGCGTGTACCGTCCCGCTGAAGAAGTGTTCAAAGATGAATCGCTCGCCTCATTCGATGGCGTTGACGTCACTGTAAACCACCCTGACGGCCTCGTCAACAGTGAGAACTTTAAAAAGGTTTCCGCTGGTGTTGTGCGTGGCGTCGGGCGGCGCGATGGTGATTTCGTCCAGTGTGATCTGATCGTCAAAGACAAAGCGGCCATCAACGCTCTGAACATGGGCAAGTGTGAACTCAGCGTCGGTTATACCGCTGTGTACACCGAGGCGCCGGGAATGACTACTGATGGCGAGCCGTACGACTATGTGCAAAGCGACATCAAAATTAACCATGTGGCCTTAGTCGATAGGGCACGCGGGGGTCCATCCGTAAAACTGTTCGACCATACCCACTCTGGAGGCAACACAATGCCTGTACTCATTACCACTGATAGCGGGCGCAGCGTTGATGTTGCTGATCCTGCAAATGCTCAGGTAGTCGCCGACGCGTTCGACCGACNGACCCTGCGCGCAACCA